AAGTCACTCTCCAAGTGGACGGGTGAGAAGTGGGGAACCAAGTCCGGCAAGCCGAGCACGCAGGGCGAGAAGGCAACCGGAGAACGCTACCTCCCTAAGAAGGCCCGCGAGGCACTCTCCAAGAAGGAGTACGCGGCAACTTCAGCGAAGAAGCGCGAAGATACGAAGAAGGGCAAGCAATTCTCGAAGCAGCCCAGCAAGATTGCCAAGAAGACTTCGAGATACCGGTAAGTCGGAGTAACAAAAATTTTGCCCGCTTCGCGGGCTTGGAGGAGTAAGAGATGGCACCAAAGGGATTCAAGCTCGGCGGCAGGGGCCGACGACAGATCAAGGGGTCAATCGGCGGCGGCGGAGGGGTCCGCGTCCGCTCTAAGGGACGCACCACGTCCGCGCCTTCCAGCGGTGGCGGTGGCGGTGGCGGTGGCGTCGGTGGCGGAACAACGGTTCCACCAAAGAAGGATTTTACTACAACGCCACTTATTCCATGGACTCCTGAAAAGGGTCAGCTATTCAATCAGGGGCTGGTAAAACTTCCAAGCCTGAAGCCTGTAACTGGTCTCGGTGACCCAAGACTTAAGGGCGTCGCCGGAGACAGCCTAAGCGAACGCCGTGAGACGTACAATCGAATTGCGGCAGCAAAGCAACCGGCAACAAGCCTTGGAGACAAGCGCCTAACCAGGGTTGCAGGCGATACGCTTTCAGAGCGACGAACGACGTACAATCGAATTGTATCTGGCCGATCACCGCTACAGCGACCACTTCAGACATCCAGAATGTCTGGCACGCAGCGTGCATCTGCAACGTCTCGAGCCGCATCTGCATCGCTACGAGCTGGTGCGGCGTCCTCTAGAACAGCAGCAGCAGCACCTGCTAGGACGTCGGCAGCAGCCGCTGCGCCAAGGGCTGCAGCCCCTGCATCAGCTAAGCCAGCTCCAAAGGCTCAGGCCAAGGCTCCATCAAAGCCAGCCCCGGCCCCAGTTCCAGCAAAGAAGCGCACGGCATCAACTTCGCGAAGGGCACTCTAGGCTGGATCCACGACCAGCCCCTCCTGGGGGCGGGCTCGCTGCTGGGCTCGCCCCCACCTACTTGAGGTATTGAATGAACAAACCGCGGGATTACCGTAAGGAGTACGATACGTACCATGGTAAGCCTGAGCAGGTCGAAAACCGATCTTCGCGCAACAAGGCGCGTCGCAAGGTCAAGGCCGCTGTCGGGGAAGACAAGATCCGCGGTAAAGACATCGACCACAAGAATGGGAACCCGAAGGACAACCGGAAATCCAACCTCCGCGTGATGTCGAAGTCAAAGAATCGGAGTAAGAAGTAATTGGCAACATTTAGGTTTGTAGGGCGGGATATCAACATCCACTGGAACGGCTACGACATTGTCGGGCCGGCTGGCACGGTGTTCTCGATCCCAGACCAGCTCTATGAGGAGTTCGAGTCAGACCTACGCGGAGCCGAGCCATCTCTTCAGTGGATTGACACCAACGAATTCCAAACGCTCGTAAACTCTGTATCGGTTACGACCCTTACTGGAAATTTCCCTATTTCAGTCACAAGCACGACTTCTGGTAAGATCGTTGCCGTCACGTCGTCCACAGCATCAGACGGGTACGTCCTCACAGCAGACGGATCTGGAGGAGTTGCGTGGGAGTCACTACCAGCTGACGCAACCGGTATTACAAACATCATTGGGACGAGTCCGATTAGCGCGGCTGTCTCCGGAACGCAGGCCACGATTTCGATTAACCAGTCTCTTATCAGCGCAGCTGCGGCAACAAATGCAGAAGTCGTTCGGTTTTATGTCAAGAACACGACGGGTTCGACGATACCAAAGGGCTCAGCCGTTTACGTAACGGGCGCAACGGGGGACAATGCGCTCATCGGGCTGGCATCAGCCACCACGGAAGCCACATCGTCGAAAACGCTCGGGCTGACGGCGCAGGACATTGCGACAGATGCGTTCGGATACGTTGTAGAAGCTGGATACCTCACTGGGATCGACACGTCAAGCACAACCGCTGGTGCGGCCGTATGGCTTGGGAATACCCCAGGTTCACTACAGTTTGTTACACCACCAGCTGAACCAAGTCACTCCGTTTACCTTGGGCTCGTGGTCCGAGTTCAGCAGATCAATGGTTCGATCCTTGTCAAGGTACAGAACGGATACGAGATCGATGAGCTGCACGATGTCTCTGCGGCAAGCCCGTCTGACGGGGACATCCTCCAATACAAAACGAGCAGCAGCCTCTGGACGAAGGCGTCCATCGCAGGCGCTGGCATCGCTGCAAGCAGCCATACACACAACTACCAGGTTGCTGGAAACTACCAGACTGCTGGTACCTACGTCAACGCTGTCATCGGGACATCACCAGCGACCGTTTCTACGTCATCTGGAACGGCCACGGTGGCAATCATCGCATCAAGCATCAATTCAACCCATCTCGCAAATGGTGCCGTGACCACGGGCAAGATCTCGTCTGGTACATCTTCTAACGGGTTAGTCTTGACCGCAAATGGTTCTGGAGGAGTTTCATTTCAAGCCACAGCATCTGCTGGGTTTCATCCATTTTTTACAGTGGGGATGTAAATGGCAACAAGTTATAAAGTTCTAGGTCAATCGGAGCCAGCGGCAGATACGCTGACGACTGTGTATACAGTGCCAGCCGCAACTGAGGCGGTTGTGGCAAACATTTGCGTGACGAATACTGGCAACTCCCCAGCGGCGATCAGGATTGCCGTACAGCCAAACGGAGATGCCATTGCGGATAAACACTACATCGTCTATGACACTGGTATCGATATGTATTCATATGAATTCTTAACGATGCCAATTACGCTTGACGCAAACGATGTGATTAGCGTGTATTCGTCTACTGGTTCAGTATCATTCAATGTATTTGGATCGGAGATCTCATAATGTCTGTTGCACGAAACTCAATGAGTAGGTTCCCATACTATAACTACAAAGAAGTAAATGGATTTGGAAATGGATTCAACGGGTTTAGGCAGTTTGGTGCGGCTGCATCGCCAACTGTTGCCATCGTTGTGGGAACAAATAGCGCAGCACAAAGTCCAACATATACACCAGGCGGTTCTGTAATCAAAACATCGACAGACGGTATTGTATGGTCTGACGTTGCAACGACAAGTTTTGGAAACAATGCCGTCACACAGATTGCTTATGGAAACAACGTCTTTGTTGCAATGGGTGGAGGAAACACTATTGCAACGTCCCCTGGAACAAGCGGAACCACGTGGACCCAACGAACAAGTCCAGCAACTGGAACTGGTGCGTGGGGATACTTAACATTCCAAAATGGGATTTTTGTTGCCGTCAACACTGCCCAGCGTGCTTATACATCAACGGATGGAATTACGTGGAATACTGGTGCTGTAATTGATACCACCGGATTGAACACTATGGATACTTCCACAAACCCTAGAGGCGGTATTTTCTATATCGCAAACAACCCATTGAGCGCAAGGTGGGTGCATTGCTATGGTCGAACCTTTTCAACTGCATCGCAGACACATTTTGCCCTATTTCAAGACATCACAAGCAGCGGTACAATAAACCAGTCGTATGCGACAACAAATGCTGGTAGTCAAGGACCACAGTGGATTGCCGATGATTACAGACTTCTTGTAAGTGTGGCGTCAATGACGGCGGCTGGATTTACTGGTCACGCATCGGCGCTTTCTCCAGATGCGCCAACATCTCAGACGTCAAACTCAGTTCTTCCAAGCACATATCTTCCATCTGGTGTGTTTTTCCCTGCGGTGCTTCCAAAGGCTGGACAGATTAATATTGGAGCATCAACTGCATCAGTAATGGTTTCTCAATTTCAAGAACTTGCTACAATTTCTGGCGCAACAAATGGAGGAAATACGGGGAAAAAGGCAAGATATATTTATAACGATGGTTACTACAACTGTCTGTATGTCGGTGCTGGTACTGTTCCAAATAACACGTCAGGTGGTATCTTTCAAACGCCAACAGTAAATGTTGCGTTTAGGGCAGACGATCATTCAATTGCGGAATCTGTACAAATCATCGGAAACTCAAATGTTCCACAGGGTGGAGTAAGCCAGGAGGGATCAAACCTGGGACGAAGAATGGGTGGATTTGAGAGGGCAATTGACATTACCTTCAAGGGTAACTCCTATGTATTCTTTATTTGGTACGATAACAGCTCCATTTGGACGCACGGTTATTTGCGAGGAACAAGGTCAATTAAGCCACTCAGGACAACGATTGGACTTGGTATTTGATGATGTATACATACGAGATTAACGGTCGAACAGCAATTATCTATAAGGATGGGGTAAAGGTAGACGAAGTTGGTCCTTGGGATGCCAATAATCCTAACGGACCAAGGATCTGGGCGGAGCAGTTTTGTGAAGATAAAAACAGACCTACACCAGAACCAGATCCAATCCCATCAGGGGAGTAAATGACTGAGCTTGCCCCAGTCCTGACTGGATGCCACGTCTGCCGATCTCCATTCGTGGAGACGATCAACAAAAGGATAATTGTAAATGATTGAAGAAATTGAGCAAGATTGTGGGTGCTAAACTTGTTGTGCGGTCCCAGCTCGACCATGTCGAGAAGGGGGGCATACTCGACGACTGCGGGCCATCTAGCGCCGCATGTGCAGTTTCGTGGGTCCTCGGAAAGGATATCAGCGCTGCCGACGGCATTAGGGCCAAGGAAAAAGCTACCGGCCACAAGGACGTACAGGGAGTCAGCGACAATGGATCAAGCCTATGGGATCTGATCAAAACCTGCAAGGAACTTGGCGCCAACGCCAGATATCCGCGGGACTGGAACGACTGCGTCGAAAGCCTGAAGAAAGGCCACGCGATCATCATCAACGTCCAGGCCGCGAAGAACTATCCACCGCAGGCAATCAGCTCGTGGCACAAGCGCTACATCGGCCGTCATGCTGGGGCGACCTACGGGCACATGGCCGCGGCGGCGTGGGCAGATGGCGTCGGATTTCAGTTTGCAGACCCGACGTTCAGCGGTAAGGGAAAAGAAAAGTTTGCGGTCGTGGTGACCGAAGCTGAGCTCAAGGCAATCGCCTCGAGCAAGGGTGATGCACCGTTCAAGCGCTGCATCATCGTAAAGAAGTAGGAGGAAAGATGGATAAGAAACTCAAGGCAACTCTTGCCTCGTGGGGGCGATCATTCGTAGCGGCCTGCATCGCGCAGTTCCTGGTTCTCGGCGGCAGCGTATTCGATCTCAACGGAGACGGCGTGAAGTCGATTGTTGCGGCTGGCGTTGCTGCTATAGCACCGGTGGTAATCCGCTATCTCAACCCAGAGGACAAGGCATTCGGCGTCGGAGCGCGTGAGTAATATCAATCTGGCTCCGGTATTGACCGGTTGCCATGTGTGCAGGAGCCCCCTCGCTGATCTGATCAGTCGGAGAATGCGAGAGGGGATGCCTGACACAAGGATTAGCAAGTGGCTGGAGACTGAAGGCCAGTACGTCAGCCGGATCACGCTAGGAAAGCACCGCAGGGAGCACCTCACAACCGACTTCGAGCAAGCCAAGGCTGCTGCGATCAAGGTGATGGAGAAGCGCAAGAACACTTTGAAGCCAACTGCAGGAACTGACCTTGCCTCCCTAGTAAGAGATTATACATTCTCAGCAGTTGAGAACGGTGAGCTGGTTCCAACTTTGGCTGAGGGGCTCAGGGCACAGGAGATCCTTGACAGGCGCCAAGAGAAGGGTGCAGACAGGGACCTAGCAATGACATTGGCCTCCATACTTGGCGGGGCAACGGTGGTAGAGGGAATTGCAACCCCCGTAGAACCAGATCTTCTCACAGAATGATGACCTGGGTGTATGTCGGTGGAACGTTTGACATGTTCCACCACGGACATGCAGAGTTCCTGAGAAAGTGCAGGGACTATGGCAAGGTCATTGTATCTTTGAACTCAGACGAGTTTGCAGAGCGCTACAAGAGAAAGCCGATCATGAATATCGCTGAGCGGATGGCTTCAGCACAAGCCTGCCGCTGGGTCGACAAGGTCGTTGTGAATATCGGTGACGAGGACACAGGGAAGACCATCGACTCGCTTACCGGAGTCAAAGTGATCTACATAGCTCACGGAGATGACTGGACCGGCAACTCACTCCTTGGCCAGCTGGGTATAAGCCAGGAATGGCTAGACGAGCGGTCAATCCAAATGCTATACGTTCCATACACTCGGGGAATATCAAGCAGCGACATTATTAGGAGAATCAGTGGCGACGTTCACAGCAATTGTAACTGCTCATGCGGACGAGGCAGCAATGCTACGTACGATCAACTCGCTCCTGGCCCAGACCAGGGTCCCTGATGAAATCATTGTCCTTGCTAGCGATATTAGCCTCTCTGAGGCTGAAAAGGCGTATCCAGCGATCAGGTTCTACCCAGAGCCAAACCTTAACGACTGGGGTCACGACAAGAGGGCCAAGGGGCTTGGCCTGGCGACATCTGATTACGCGGGATGGTTCAACCACGACGACTCATACTCAAGCTCGTACATCGAAGAGATGATGTCGGAAGCTGAGTCTGGTCATGACGCAGTATTCTGTGGATGGTCAAGCAACAACACGCCACAGTTTACAGGCGGCAGCTCAACATCTGGTAACTACATTGTGAGCACTGAAGTCGGCAAGCGTGCCGGGTACACGGATCGTCATTACGAGGCAGACGGTACGTTCATAAACAGGATTGCCTCTATAGCAAAATCAGTGAAGTTTGTACCTAAAGTACTGTACTTCCACAATGAGGTGAGAAATGCCTAAAACAGCAGCATGGCAGCGCAAAGAAGGTCAGAACCCAAAAGGCGGACTAAACGCCAAGGGCCGTGCCTCGTATAAGGCCCAGACTGGCGGGACGCTCAAGGCCCCAGTTAAGAGCGGGGACAACCCTCGACGTGCATCGTTCCTAGCCCGAATGGGTGGAATGCCTGGTCCCGAGAGAGACGAGAAGGGCCGGCCAACCAGACTTCTTCTTAGCCTCCAGGCATGGGGCGCCAGCAGCAAAGCAGACGCGAAGGCCAAGGCACGGGCCATGAGCGAGCGTCTGAAGAATAAAAAGAAGAAGGAATCTTGAAGTCTGTCCAAGGACAAGCCGCTCTCGATTTGGCTCGCGGTCGCAGTGACATCAAGTTCTTTGCTGCTCGCTGGCTCGGTATCGAAGGCAACCCAGGGCAAGTTAGATGGTGGGAGGCTTGCGCAAATAGAGCGGACGATGGGTTCAGGCCAAAATACCTCACCACTGTCGTTTCCGCGGGCAATCGTGCCGGCAAAACGCTCGCGATGGCGGTTGTCTGCTTTCATCATGCCCTCTACAAACTCGGCGTTAGACCTCCCTCGGGAGGAGATCAGGCGGATGCGATCCGCTGGATCAATGATCCGTACGAGTGGTACCACGTGGGAATTCAGCAAGAGACTGCAGAGCTGGTTCATCGGGAGATAGCGATGATCTTGCAGGGAGCACACCCTGCTCAGAAGGGCCGAGGATGCCCTCTTACAAAGGAGCTCGGCAAGGTTGCCGACTTCGAGAAGAAGTATCGAGGTGAGTACCTGTGGATCAAGTTCAACCCGATAGTGGGAGGGGCCAGCATCCACTTCCGGACGACCCAGGACAAGGCCAAGGCGCTCCTGGGCAAGGACATGCAGGGAATCTCCTTCGACGAGGCGGCTTTCGAGCCGCACCTGGTAACAATCTACCAAGAGGTGCTCAACCTCCGACGACTTTCTACGGGGGGCCCTCTCCACTTCATCGGAACCCCAACAGAAGGCTACAACGACTACTCGGATCTGTGGGAGATGGGAAACCCGGACAATCCCAACAGGGACGATCAGTTCATTTCGTTCCGGTTGTCCACGAGGGACAATATCGGGTACGGACTACGACAGGAAGATTTCGACGCGGTCGTTAGGCAGCAGGCAGAGTACTTAATACCGCAAAACGTAGACGGATATTTCATCGAGTCGCGAAAAGCATTCTTTTCGTCTCAGGGAGTTGAAGCCTGCTTCGATAGCACATTGGAGGTCGAGGATGCGCCAAAGTCGGCTCACCGTTACGTCCAGGGTTGTGACCCTGGTATTTCGTCCGACGCAACATGGGCGCTCACAATCGACATCACAAAGCGCACATCGATGCGGGGAGTCCGTGCTCGCAAGCGCTCCGGCAAGCAAACGATCACTGCGGTCGTCAACATGGTACGCGAAGGGCATCTGCTTTACAGTTCGAGCGCCCAGTGCACTACAGTAGTCGACTCTACCGGGATGGGCGGTAAGCTCTTCCGTGACGAGTTCTCAATCATCAAGCCGCTCAGAGACTTTGACTTCGGCGGCACTAAATCCAAGAAGCTTGAGCTTCTAAACGACTTAAAAACCATCATCGACAAGGGCCAGATCAAGTTCCCTCGCGGGGGCATCTGGGAGGATCTACGGAGGCAACTCTTGGCATACAAGCTAGATGACAAGAAGATCGAGCAGGACGCCGTAATGGCGCTTGCCATTGCTGTCCGCTATGCAATTAGGAATCCCGAGAAGGCTGCGGCAAACGTCGCCTTCTCCTATTTTGGAGCTGCTGAATAATGGCTAAGGTAAGAGGCGTACCAAAGACGTTCGTTGACGGAAAGGGCGTTCCTGGTCAGTACACGACTGACCCAAATGTCGCAACGCCAGCACAGATTAAGGCACTTGGAGACGCGCTCGATAAAGCGAAGCGCCTATCTAAGGGCGAGGTCATCGTTGAGAAGATGCCTCAAGCCGGCAAGGGAATCAAGACCCAAACCTCGGCCCAAATTGCAAGAGAGATCAGGAAGGCAGCTCCTTCTGGTCCAGCAAACACTGGAGTTGAGTCTGGAATTGCTACGTCTCCATCGATTGTCAACGTATCATACGGCGGCAGGGTCAAAGCAATCAAGAAGAACTACACGCCTCTTGATGTCGATAAGCTTACGCCGGAGCAGGCTAATGCGATTGCAATGTTCCGCAAGTCGCTTGAAATGCAGGATATCAATCCTCAAGAAAGCGATGAGTACAAGCTTTATGGCGAAATATTGACTAGAAAGCAACAGCTAGAACCAGAGCAGAATCGTCTCCGAAGCATCTTCCGGCGCTTTGACAGGATGTATCATCCTGATACAATTACGCTTGGCGGTGCGGATCACTGGGCAGAAGATCCTAGTGCAAGGCTCGCTGGCAGGGCTCACGTGTCGGTCAACGTGCATCCAGCATACGTAAATATCCCAGCATCGCTCCAGGCCGTAACTCCAGTAATTCACTATGTGCCAACTGCTACGACCGAAGAGGATCGTGCTGAAGCAGCCAATAGAGAGCGAATATTCTTTGCATGGTGGGCTGAGTCCGAAATGGACCTAAAGCTAGAGATGGCCGCACTTACGAAAAGCCTCTATGGATATACCGCGGCAAAGATATACTGGGATGCGCAGGCAAAGCGACCTGGGATCAATATCATTGAGCAGCCAGAAAACCTTTATATGGGCTTTGGCAACTCCGACTATACCCGACTTGACTGGGCGCTGTATTGCTATGGTCTTTCTCCGCAGGCAGTCAAGGAAGACTTTGATATTGATATCATACCAGTTAAGCAGGGCGAGAAGTGGTATGGATATTCAACTTCCGGAACGCATGACGACCCGCTCGGAAATGTTTACCAAAATCAGTTCGAGCGCAACCCACTCAGGCGAGAAACTGTATACGAACAGCTTCAGGTAGAAGTTTATGACTACTGGTATAAGGTCCCATCTGGATCTGGAAAGCCGCCAGTGGTGTGGAACGCAATCTACGTCGGAAATACGCTAGTAAAGCATACCAAGCACCCTGAGTATGGTGGAAGAATTCCATATCTTCTGCTACAGAACGGCAAGGTTCCTGGAAGCCCATACGGTAAGCCTGAGCTTTATGATGTGGAGCAGCTCCTTCGCGAAAAGGACGAGCGAATCACTAACCAGGCGCAGATGATCCAGTCCGTCGTTGGCGGCCAGATGTGGCAGCTCGTCGGAGCGGAAGCACCTGACGAGGTACCGCCGAACGCTCTTCCAAAGCCAAACAAGGTTGCTGCCCCTGGCCCTGGCAACGAGCTCCGGGCCCTGCAGCCGTTCATCCCTCAGTTCCAGATTGAGGACTATAACAAGCGAATCGACCGGGAAATTGCTGTTGTAACAGGGCTCAATGATTTGCTGCTCGGCCTTGCCCCAACAAGCGTACTTGGATCATCGAAGGCAATCGCATCGCTGATTGCCAACTACGAATCTCGCATTGCACCTAAGCGGAAACTTTTTTACCAGTGGATTAAAGACGTTTGGACGGTAGCGGCCACAGTGTGGTCCGAAAAAGACGCAGCCGTAAAGTCCATACTTGACGGTCAATATCGACTAGAGATTGTTCCGCCAGAGCTTACGCCACGAGACACACTTGAACTTGCACAAACTGCAATCAATCTTGTGCAGAATCGCATTTGGAGCGCAGAACGCGCTATGGATCGAGTCGGCGTCGAAGATCCTGAGGGCGAGTTGAACGTCATCCGCGATGAGCAGACTGACGCAACAATAAACCCTGCGGCTGTTCTAACAATGGGCAACCTGCTACAGCTGTTCCAGCAGCTACAACAGCAGGGCGTTCAAACGCAACAGCTACAGGCACAGCAGCAGCAAGCTCAGGACCAGTTCGCAGCTCAGCAACAGTCCATGAACGCATTTAGGACATTGAATCCTCCAGCAACTGGCGGCACGTCACTGTCTGGATTTGAAAATATGGCCAACCCACCAGCGCAGTCTCTACCAGAGAACGCTGAGCCAGGAGCTCAGCTTCCAATGGGCCTAGAGTCACTCGCTGGGTCACCGGCAGAGAATGGGAGTGAACAATAATGGCGGTCCAGACTAGGAGACGAGCTCGATTCCGTCGAGCAACATCGGGCTCACAAAACCTTACTCTTCTCATCTATAACCTATTGAAAGAGCAGCAAGCTGCCCGCAAGTCGGCAATTCTTGCAGCATTCAATGCGAACATGGAGACGAAGACGTACGACTCAACCTACGGCGGACAGCCTGTAGACCGGAATGCTGTCGAGGCATTCTACAATGAGATGATCAGTGCGTACCCACCAGGAACGGTAGAGCGCGACAAGCTCATGGCCGAACTTGCGGAGTTTAGAAACAGCGCTCTCAAGGCCGAAATGGCCGCGTACTCTGAAGCATACCAGGACGGTACGTTTGCGTTTGGTGAGCAGATCACGATGAACAAGTATCTTGCCTTCTTGCGTGATGCGAAGTCAATGACAAATAGCCCAGCAGATAAGATCCTGTACACCAAGGAAGAGTTTCTAGTCGGATTCAACGACGTGAACATGGACCTTAAGGCAAAGGGAGCGTCTGCATCTAAGTTTGTTTCATTTTATCAGCGAGAACTTAAGCGTGCTGAAGAAATGGGCCTTACGAAGGACATGCAGGCCTATCGCACAATCCAGGGGTACCTGCGCGACGCCATGAAGCAGGCTGCAGTAGATGGGCGAAACCAGATGTATGGTGACGCCGTCGACTTTGTCAGCAAGCGCGTAG